CAAGATTCTTCGTCGAAGAGACGTGGAGTTTTGTGTTGAGTGATTTAAAGGTTGTTGGGTCTCCTACCGGAAATTTCTTCTGGAAGGAGACTTCGCACCCTTTAAAGCAGGGAACTTTTGGTCAAAAACCAATAGTTCTGGCCTGCCCAAGATTCTATCAATTCTACCAGGGGTGTGGAAATCCCTGAATAGATGAGATAAAGTCTTGATCACAACTCTCATGCGGATTCACAAAACCATGGTATTTTCAGTACCCGTTGATCTCTCCACCGTTGTCAACCCTCAATCTGAGGAACAACGTCTGGAGACCCAGCGGGTGTCTGATGCTATCATGGCTCGGTGAAATCTGTTAGGGCTTCGGTCAGTCAAGAAGACAGTGACCTTTTCTGTGAAGGACTCCTCCTATTACCTGAATCCGAATACTTCTGGATCTCAGTGAATAGTTAGAGGCCCTCACGGTCGAGGTTTCATGTCTATCTTGGGGGATCTTTGTTCTTTAATAGCCTACCCTTCTATTGTCAATTACATGGACAATATTAGGGCTTGCCTTACTAAATTTCCCTTTGTCTCCAGGCAGGCCAGTGGTAGAGTAACCTACTACCTCCAGGCGTCTGTGAACAAAGGGAGAAATACGTTAGGCAAGCTGCTCTGTATCCTTTCTTCTTCTAAAGTCCTCTCAAAGTGAGGTTTTCCAACCTTAGGTCGGTTGGCTCATTTTGATGACTTTGGAGGTAAGAAACGATACATTGCACTAGGTAATTGAATGCTTCAGGGGGTCTTGAAACCACTCCATGACATTCTCATAGCTTACATCCGTTCTCTTCGGACAGATGCAACCTATGATCAGGCAAAGATCTCTAGCTGATATAAGGATCAGGTGGCTAAGGGCAACTCACGTTGTCTTTACTCACTTGACCTTAGATCGGCTACTGACCGACTGCCTCTTTCCTTACAGGCTACCATCCTCGGTCTTCTGACCGGTGATGGTAATCTGTCTGAGAACTGGATAATACTGATAAAGTCCATTTCCTTTTACACCCGTGTAAAGGGCCGATCTTTTTCGGTCCGATACGCGGTTGGTCAAGGAATAGGCCTTTACAGTTCCTGAGCAATGCTGGCCATTACCAACCATGTGATTGTCCGCTATGCGGCAACACTGGTTGGGAAACCAGCATTCTCAGATTATTTGGTTCTCGGCGATGATGTAGTCATCGCAAGGAAAGAGGTAGCTGAAGCGTACCAAAGGGTGATAGAAGGGATAGGCGTTGGTATTTCGATACACAAGTCTATCCTTCCTTCAGCCTTAAGGGGTTTGGAATTTGCTTCCAAACTCTTTAGGGTTGAGGGTAATCTATCACCTCTCCCAATCGTGCTTCTAACAAAGCAAGGAATTGTAGCTAAGCTTCAATTCTTTACTGAGTTAGTCACACGATTGGTTGATGGTCACGTTCGAGAGTGCCATACTTTAGAGATGTTTGCGGCTTCAATCTTTGGAAAGAAGCTCGCAGACAACCTTAGAAGTCTCTGAGGAGCTTACTTCTTATTTACCCTTTATAGGAAAATAAGAACTAAGCAAATCAGAGAAGGTCATGTTCCAGAATTCTTTCTTAGTATTTACAAATACAAAGAGATCTCTCTGGTCCGGGACCTACTCAACTTGCACTCAGCTTTGAAACTGAGTTCATTAGAGTCAATCTTCTTAGAGTTATCTAACCAACGGGTTAAAATCTTTAAGAAGATGTCTAAGGTTCTAATGAAAGCTGTGAGTCAAGACATATTGTCTAAGCTCACACCTCTCATTAGCTCTCTAGGGGACGACACAGCCCTCAGTCGAACGGAGATCGCCCAGTTGTCGGTTACTGTTAATCAGTACCTCAAGGGCCCTTATGGTAATTTTATCATAAAGGTCGCTGAGGTCCTGTATCAACATGAGCCTACACCTGGTCCCTCTCCGGGAGAGCAGACTATTGCTGTCCACGAACAGTGGACCGCAATAGACGCAGTTCTCAGCCGGTCAGAGTTGGATTTGATCGACCATATTACTAAATATGGCTGATCTCCTCTTTCTCTCCATTCCACGCCTTGATACAATCATCCTAGGATCGTACCCCCTCGGGGGATCGACTCAAAGATGACTCGTATCAATGCGCGGAAGGTATATCTTGTGGCGAAGGCGATCAATAGGTTAATCCCTACTGGTTCGCCGGCCAACAAGGTATAGTCCGGCTGGGGAGAGTTCAGTCAAGAAGATAAGGTCTAGGTCTGGAGTGATTACCAGACTTATGGCCTACCGGTCCACGGTTAAATGGACCGGTCTCGAGTGGTGTAACAACCACACGGTATCCT